GAAATTATTGCTGATGTAATGAAAACAACTAAAATTACAGAATATCAAGCAAGAACTTTAACTAGAACCTCTATAACTTCTACACAGACAGCAGCGTTAAGAAAAGTATCAGAAGACAATAAAGACATTATTAAAGGCTTTATGTTTACTGCTATTCTTGACTCTCGAACAAGTCCTATTTGCTCTCATCATAATGGTAAGGTTTACGATATTGATGATAAAAGGTTTGTTCCTCCATTGCATTGGAATTGCCGTAGCTCTCTCACTCCTATTTTAAAAAATAAAGAAGAGTTACTAAGAGAAAAAACTCCTAGAATAAAGAGAAAAACTCTTAGCACAAAAAGCGACAAAGATCTAAACGGAGTAGCTCCAAAGAAAGAAAGCTTTGGTAACTGGCTAAAAAGACAAACAATGGATGTTCAAAGCAAGATGCTTGGTTCAGAAGATGCTGCTAATTTGTTTAGGCAAGGTAGACTTAAAGCAGATCAGTTTATTACTCCAAAAGGTAAGGCTCTTAGTATACAAGCGCTTAGAACAAGAGCTGCGAATGCTACTGCTGTTTACAGACCTAAACAAAAGATTAGAGAGCAAGATATTCGTCTTGACGCAACTAGACCATCATCTTTAATTAGAAATCCTAAAAATAAAGATGATCTTAGACAGCTGTTTATTTTAGATTCAGATGACTTTAGTAAAACTATGTCGTTGACTGATTACAAAGGTACTAGCCTTGTTGGTAAACAAGCCTCTCGTAGACGAGTAGGTAATGAATTTGATGAAAGAAACTTTAGTGCTGATCCTTTAACTGGTGAAATTAAAAATAATAATATCTATGATCCTGACTTTAACTTATATCAAGAGCGCCTAGACTTTATGCGTAATTCTAAATTATTGTCAGCAGATCAAAAAGAATTTATTGAATCTTTTACTGCAGGATTAAACGATAAAGTATCCTTAAATCAACAAACAGTTGTTGTTGAAAACCTTAGAGTTGTTTTTGAGCGTTATGCTAAAGATAAAAAGCCTTGGGGTGACTTTGCAGCAGTTGTAAGAGCAGAAAATAGATTTGCTGTACAAAACGTTTCTCGTCTACTTGATACACGTTCTCGTAAACGTTCTGAAATGTTTGTTAGTTATTTGTCTAAAGATACTCCTCAAGTTCAAATTATGGGTAAGTATTATAATTTTGCTGATTTACAACGTGATCAACTTGCAGATCAGCGTTTTATTGATGCTTGGCGTAGGACTGAGGGTAAAAAGTTAGCTAGAAAAATATTTATTTCTGGTAGAGCGCCTTTGCGTGTTTACTTTAATAAGTTTACTGAAAGATATCCAACAAAAGAAAAGCTTAAAAAAGATCTTCTTAAACGATATCCTAAGTTAAGTAAGGCTTATAAGGCTTATAAAAAGGCTTTTAACAAAGAACCTACCGATGCTTGGTTTACTCGTTTAGCAGCAGGTAACAGAGAAACTGTTCGTAGAATACTTGATAGAGAGTTTTTAGTAGCTTCTAAAAAGCCAACAGACAATATCTTTAATGAAAAGGCAATTGATAGCTTAACTAAAATTTCTAAGTTAATTGCTTCAGGTCAATCTACTGATTATGATACTTTAGCTATTAATATTGGTAAGCAATTTTCAAAAGACTTCCAAAATATAATTCCTTTTACTAAACATACTCTAAAAGACCATCATGCAGAGGGTTCTAAAATATTAGAGTTTTTTAGACAACAAGGTTATATTCGTGTTCAATTCAGAGGCAAAACTCGTAGGGGTGTTGTTGATGTTGAAACAGGAAGGGCTTCTGGGGGTTGGGGCGATACAATTTCTAGAGAAGTTATTGTTGTTAATAAAAACCTTATTAAGCTTCAAAAAGCAGAGCGTAAGGTTACTATTTCTAGAAGACTAGGAATTACTTCTGCAAGAGACAGACTTTATGTTAAAGCAAATAAAAAGACTTATGTTGATGCGAGGGGCAATGACACAGGTTTACCTTTAGTTTCTAGAGATAAGTTTGCTGACTATGATCCTAAACAGATCGATAGAGAAATGGCTCAAATGCTAAATCACGTTATGGACGTAGAATATGGGGTTGATAATGAATACTTCAATTTTATGGACGATCTCACTAGGTTCAGAGACCCCAGAGGTAACACCAAATATTACGATGGTATTAACGAATTTAGACATGAAATACTTAATCGTGGCGAACAAGGTTACGGTCTCATGGCAACAGCTAAGTACCATGCTCAACGAAATGCTAATTTTAGGACCACTGCCTTTATAGACTCTCGTGGTCGTGTTTATCATAGAGGGTACTTAACACCTACAGGTGGTGAGCTAGTCAGGCCTTTTCTTAATTCTGGTCGTGCAGTTAACATGACAGAAGATGCTTTTGATGAGTTAAAGATCCAAATTGGTGCTTTAATTGGACCTGGAACTGAGGCTCTTACTCAAGCTGGTCGAAGAGAAATCTTTAATCGTAACAGCAAACTTCTTGAAGAGCTTGGCGAATTAATGATGGCTAGAACTCAACGTGATAGACGTATAAGAGAGTTTTTAGATCACCCATTGATGCGAGGACTAGAGGGTGCTGAAGTAGCTAAACTATCTAGAATGGCGCTTGAGTATGCTAGAATCCAAAGACACCTAAAAACAGGTAAGCCAATAACCAGCTATAGAACTAAACTTATGATTGAAAATGACGCTAGTTCTTCTGGTGCTCAAATAATTGGTTTATCAACTGGTGACAGAAGTATTGCAGAAGCAAGCAATGTTTTAGCAACAACTCAAAAGAACAGACTTTATGACCTTGTTGCAATGGATACTATTAATGATCCAGAGTTTAGAAAAATTCCAGCACTAAGAGATGCTAACTTAACATGGGAAGATTTAGCTAAAGCTGCTAAATATCAAAACATGGTTGGTTTCTATGGTGCAGGGGCCGCAACTAAAACTGCAAACGTTGCTAGAGGATTGGTTAAAGTCTTAGACGATAAAGGCTTCTTAACAATTACTAAAGATAATCTTAATGCTAATTTAAGAATTATTGATGGTAAAATTAAACTAGCAAAAAGAGAAAATGCTATTTCTGTTGTTTCTGAATTAGAAGGCTTTAGATCAGAGCTAGTTAGCTTAATTAATAAGGGACAACCTGTTGGTAGGAAATTACTAAAAGATGCTCAAGATATTCATCCAGATGTTGCTGATTTTGTAAGAGAAATGAGTAATGCTAGACGAGGTATTGTTACTCCGAAAGACTTCTCTGAGATATCTCGTATTATGAGTAAAAATATGTCTGCTCGTGCTCCTGTAACTGATAACTTTATTAATTACTGGAAAAAGGTAGCGACAACTTACGTTAATGAAACCCAAAAGACAGATATACCTTGGGTTACCTTTGACGGAAAAGTAATGATGCAACGTTATCGTTTTAAAGAACAAGAACGAATTGAATTTCGTGATCCTGTTACTGGACGAAAAGTTGCAAACATCTATGAAGATGCATCTACTGATGGTAAGCTTTTAGGTAAAGCTTCTCTAAATGATGCAAGAATTGGATTAGGTGTTAATGGAAATCACAGCAATGATGCCGTTATCGTACGGCGATTCCACTTGTGGGGTCGTAAAAACGGTGTTGAAACTGCTACGATCCACGATGCTTTCTTTACCAATATTGGTGAGGCAAGACGTGCGAAAACCGCTTTGAGGACCATCTATGCAGATGCTCTCGAAGGTGATACTATTCGAAAGACTTTGCGTGAAATGCGCAAGGAAGGTCTTTCAAGAAAATCTTATAATGAGCTTTTAGAAGAAGCTAAACGGCAAGGTTTAATTGACCCTCCAAATAAGATAACAAGAAAAGACATACTGGAACCTTTAACTGAAAATAAAGACTGGTATGGCATTGGTCCGTAGTTATTTGTAATAGCCTATAGGACTCTTAAATAACCGTGTCTGTGACACAAATACTATATACACAACTCAAGCTGTGCTTGAAAGGAAAAATTATGAGTGAAGAAAATAAGATCGAAGAAGAAACAGTAAATGAAGTAGAATCCAATGAGACTACTGAACAAGAAGTTCAAGAGGAAACCGTTGAAGCTTTAAGCAATGACGAGGTAGATCCGATTGAACGTGAGGTCCAAGAACGGCTTACTAAAATGAAGTCTAACATGGATCGCATGGCTAAAGAGCGTGATGAAGCGCTTAAGAGGGCAGCTGAAATTGAACAACAACAAAAACAAGAACAGATTCAGCGTCTAGAAGAAGAAGGAAAGCTACAAGAAGCTTTAGAAATGAAGCTTGCAGAAGCGAATGCAAAACTAAAAGTCTACGAAGAAGAGAACACGAAATTAAATCGTGATAATGTAGTTAATTCGCAACTAGGTGGTTTAGAATTCCGAAATGAGCGTAGTCGTCAAATGGCCTACCGTGATATTGTTGAGCAACTCGTTCAAAATGAAAACGGTACTTGGGTTCATAAGTCAGGCACTACTATTCAAGACTTTATTCTCGCTTATTCAAAGAATGAAGACAATTCTTTCCTCTTCCGTGTCAAAGCAAATTCTGGTGCAGGGACAACAACTTCGGCAGGAACGCCAAATGTAACTGAAAAGAAATCGCTATCTCAAATGTCACAGGAAGAAGTTTTAGCAATGGCCTCCAAAGGCCAATTAGGTAATTATACATACTAAAAATAGTTAAATAAGGATTAAATAATCATGGCTATTACAAACACAGATTTTCAAAATGTAGCTTTGGCGATCTCTGCATACGCAGACGAAGCTTACACAACTGAACGTAAACTAAACTCAACAGGTATTGTTGGGCAGCGTGACGACATTAATGCTGATGGTGAATCTTTCATCGGTCAGTTCCGTTACTACAAACCACTAGCAGCAAATATCAACGTTGCGTCTTTGTCATCTGCAACAGATGGTACATACACAGACATCACAACAGATATTGCTAACTATGTTAAAACAGTTCGTACATTCGGTGCGCAACAAGTTAACATGCAAGAAGTTGTATCACAACAAGACGGTCTAGCAAAAATTGCTCGTGACTTTGCACAAGTTCGTGGTGATGACGAAGGTACTGCTCTTATGAACATCCTAAAAGGTGTTGCAGCATACGAAGTAGCACTAGGTGACGCAGGTGGTTCAGGTAATGGTGGTCTAGTAGGCTACGATACAGATGCAGATGCTGCAGCAACAGGTAACTTTGTTGATGTAAACGCAGCAGGTACTTTCGGTAACGCAGCAACAGGTTCTTCTGATCAGCGTAAACTGTTTGACTCAACAGCAATTGGCGCTGCTCGTGGTGAGCGTCTATTCCAAGCTATTGGCATGGGCTTCAAAGATTACGAACCAGACTTCATGTATCTTGTAACTTCACCAGAAATCATGGCAGAAATGCGTGCAGCTAACTTGGTTGACGACACAACAGTTACAGATGGTAACTTGAACTTCAGCACAATCTTCGGTGGTAAGTTCCGTCTAGTAATGACTCGTGCAAACCAAATGCACACAGCAGCATCAGGCGACTTGAATGCACAATCAACAAAGTGTACTTTCGTTGTTAAGCCAGGTTCTGTAACTTTTGCTCCAGTTGCGACTCCTACACCAGTAGAAGTAGATCGTGACGCAGCAGCATACACAGGTGGCGGTTCTACAAATATTTGGTATCGTTATGGCTTCATTATGCACCCAATGGGCTACGATTGGGCAGGTGCTACAAACGCATTTGCAACAAACGCAGGCTATGCAGCAGGTGCTTCATGGGATCGTAAAATGGATGCTCTAAACCTAGGTATTCTACCTATTTTCCACTCATAATAAATAGGAGGAGCTAATGGCTTTAGTTCTAAATACTAATAGTTATGTAACAGTTGCTAATGCAGATGATTACTTCGAAACTCGAATTGACTCTGCGAATTGGGACAGTGCTTCTAATGACGATAAAGAAGATGCACTTGTTACTGCTACACAAATTATCGACAACAATCCTTGGATTGGATCGGCTGTTAGCTCTTCTCAGGCTCTTGCTTGGCCTCGTAAAAACGCTCGTTACTATGATCCTCGTATGGGTCAAGAGATTGCTATCTCAGACTCTACCGTGCCAGATCTTGTAAAAATAGGCGTTTACGAACAAGCATTACATTTGTTAAACAATGAAGACTTGTTAGCTCAAACGACTCAAACTTACGAAAGCATTAGTATCGGATCAATTAGTTTATCTGATAGTAATAATGATGTGACTAGAATTTCTATTACACCTGCTTTTGTAATTAAACCATTAAGACCACTTATTCGAAGAGGGTCATTCGGTATGGGTTCAAGTTGGTGGAGGGCTAATTAATGTCACTTTCTGCAAAAGTAACTGCTGCTGTTAATAAAGCTTTTACTGCTGCAGGTGATCTTGTTAAGCAAGGAACTCTTTCTACTAAAGCAGTTTCTAGTTATAACTTTAATACTCGGCAAACAGTTAGTACTATCAGTAGTCAAACTGTAGACGTTATTATTGAATCTACTCAGAAACCTTCAGGTGAAGGATTTACAACTACAGCTATTATGAAGTCAGGTGTTGATATTTCAGTTTATGACGTATTGACCGTTGACGATAAAGTTTATAACATTATTGATTATACTGATAATAATTTTATTATTACAGCTATCCTAACTAAGGAGAAAGTATAATGTATGATAATGTATTAGACGATATTGAGGCTGTATTTGGTTCTTCTTCTTGGACTGCTAATAACATTGATATTTATCCTGATAACTATCAGGGTACTATTAATGATCAGAACGAATTTTGTAGGCTTAACGTATTACCTAGCAATAGTGAAAACAACGCCCACGGCGGTAGTAAGCAACTTGAAGGTCTTGTTGCTGTTAAAATTTTTGTAAAGGCTGGTGAAGGACAATCTCGTCTTATGGCGATTTCTGACATACTAGATATTAACTTACAAAATAAACGTTTAACAAATGGAACTGAGCTTGGAACATCTTATTTGAATGTGGAAGGGCTAGACCCATCTAATAAGGCGCTTTATAGTGCTAGATACTTAATACCATTTAAAATATATGGAGAATAATAAATGGCTCATATTTCATCCCTAGGTGCAGGTATCTTTACGTACCTTGACATCTATAGCGGATCAGCTACACCTGCCTCAGAAGATGCTGCAGGTTATGATGATCTGTTTGTATCAGCAAACTCTGCTGATATTGACCGTATGCCTTCTGTTCGTGAGTTCCCTTCAATTGGTACTCCTGCAAACATCGTAAACGTACCTGTTTATGGACAAAACACTTCTTCACAGATTCAGGGGCAGTCAGATGCACCTACTCTAGAAGTAACTGTAAACTATATTGCTAATGACATGACAGATTTCCACAATCTTGTTGGTCAGCAAGTTTACTTCCGCTTTATGATGTGTTCTGCTGCAGTTGACCTAACTACATCTCTAGGTGCAACTCTTGCAACAGACAATACAGAATTTTACTTCAAAGGTAAAATCGAAGCAATTTTGGTTAACCCTGCATTGACAGACGCAACTACTGCAACAGTAACGTTGTCTGCTCAATCAGACTTCTTTGGTCCAGCGACTATTCCTGCGTCCTAACCAGTTTAGGGAGTCCCTTCGGGGGCTTCCTTTATTACAATAGAGAGATATTATGGATAAACCGTTTAGTAAATCATTTGTGATGCGTACTACGTTCCGACACATGAGACGCAGTATTGACATTAGTATTCGAAAAAGTTTTGAACGCTTTAAAGACTTTAAAGAAGACTCAAAAGAAGGTAAAGAGTGCCTTGAAACTCTATCAGTATTACATACAGTACGAAAGATGCTTGATGATTTTCAAGCTCATAATCAAGAATTATTTACAGAGAAAGATAAGCTACAATGAAGCATTTAGTTGGTAAGACTATTATTGAGAAAGTAGAATTTATGGGAGAAGAACTTCAAGTCAAAAAATTGACTGTAACTGAAGTTTTTAAAATCCAAGATTTGATTAAAAAGGCTCAAAATAAAAAGACAGAATACGATGATATCGGTCTAATTAAAGATGTTATTCGTATGGCAGTAATCGGTGCTGAAGAAATTACCGATGAAGATTTTAATAGTTTTCCTGTTGGCGAACTAACTTCACTCTCTGAACGAATAATGGAGATTGCAGGGTTAGGGAACGCTTCTTCGGGAAACTAACCCAACAAGAAGAAACTTTGTATGAGATAGCATACAACTTAAAGATTCCTGTTTATCAGTTATTAACAGAAATGCCTTATGATGAACTTTTAAAGTGGACTAGTTTCTTCAGAAAACGTCCTGTTGGTTGGCAAGAAGACCAAAGGACATATTTATTACTAAGAGCAGCAGGGGTTAAAGGCTCTGCGGAAAATATATTCCATTCTCTTAAAGTAATAAAACAAGAACAAGAAAATAAACAAGTCCCAGACCAAGCCGTTCCTAAAGGTAAATTCCTAGAAATGATGCTTAAGGCTAAAAATGGCGATAATTCTGGCTGGACAATAAAATAAGGATTTATTATGGTTGATACAGTCAGTATAGACATTGTTAATTTTCAACAAGAAATGAAAAGAGTCGAAGAAGAAGTTAAACAAATGTCTAATTTCGAAATCGATGAAAGGATTGACTACGCTACAGATACACTGAAAGTTGTTACACCTGTTGATACAGGAAGAGCAAGGCGTGGTTGGAAAAATACAAAGAATTATGATGGTTACGGATTTACAGACGGAACTATTTTTAATGATGTAGAATATATAGATGTCTTAAACAATGGACACAGTAGACAGGCACCACGCTATTTTATAGAACAGGTGTTGATAAAAATAGGTGTGATAACCCCTTAAATAATTGCCCTTTGATGGTTTCTCGATATACGAGACTATTAGAGGGCAATTTTATTAAATGGAGGAACCATGAGTGGTGTAGAAATTAGAGTCCGTGCTAATACAACTCAAGCACGAGGCGAATTACAAAAATTAGAAAAGTCCGTTGGAAAGATTCAATCTGTTACTAGTGGACTAGCTAGCTCAATTAAGAGTGCTATTGCAGCTTATTCTGGTTTTATTTCTGTTAAGGGAATCGTAGCTGCTGCAGATAGTTTAACTAACTTAGAGAATAGAATTGCTCTTGTTACAGGGCGAGGAAAAGAATCCCAGGCTGCATTGCAACAACTTTTTGCTATTGCTGCAAGAGGAAGAACCTCTATACAAACAACAGCTTCAACATTTAACCGTTTTGGTTTGGCTTTATCTGATGCAGGTAAGTCTACAGAAGATATTCTTGCTGTTACAGAAGCGGTTGCTAAAGCAGCAACCCTTTCAGGTGCCTCTGCTGAGTCTGCCCAAGCAGCTATTGTTCAGCTTGGTCAAGGTTTGGCTTCAGGTCAACTTAGAGGTGAAGAGCTTAACTCGGTACTAGAACAAACACCTCGTATTGCTCAAGCTATTGCCGATGGTATGGGTATTCCTTTTGGTGAATTACGTAAACAAGCTAAAGAAGGTTTGATTACTTCTGAGGCTGTATTTAATGCGCTTATTGATCAAATCGGTGTAATTGAGAAAGAATTTGAAACACTAGAACCTACTGTAGGCTCTCTTACAGTTATAATGAGAGATGAGTTTACAAGGGCTTTAGCTGCTATTGATAATATCGGTGGATTTTCAGAGTCTGCTAGAAGTAAAATTATACTATTAACAGAAGCTTTTAGATTTATTGCAGACAGAGCAGAAATTAATTTTATAAAAGTAAATTTGTTATTGCTTAATCTAAGACAAGATTTTATATCTACATTTAATTCTATTAAAGAAACTGTATCTAGTTTATTTGATGCCGACTTTAACTATGAGAATTTTAAAACTTCAATTTCAGAATCAATAGCCTCTTTAAAAGAATTTTTAGGAATTGGTGAACAGGCAGAAAGTGACAGTGCTTTTGAAAAATTATTTAAAGTACCTAGCTTAGATTTATCAGGTTATTTACCTACTCTTATTGATATTGAAAATAAATTAACTAATTTTGCTACCAATGTTATTGCTATATTTGAGGGAATTTTTGTAGCAGTTATATCAAGGTCTTGGTGGTCTGATCTTTTCTGGAAAGGTGATGATCGAATTGGTGGTTCTAAGTTTCTTGGCGCTTTAAGTGATGTTACTTCAAGGCTAAGAAGTTGGAGTCAAACAGTTATTGGTTTCTTTAAAGACATTTTTGTTGGTACTCGTGGCATAAATGAATTTGGGGAAGCAGGTAGAGGTTCACGTTCAGGCGGTATAGTAGATTACTTTGAAGGTGGTACAGAAGCTATTAAAGGCTTTACTACTGCAATTAGTGAGGCTATTACAGAATCCGCTGCATTAAATACTGCATTTGATTTCTTTACTGAATTACCGAATACTATTTCTAACGCTACACAAGCTATTAATGACTATATTAAGGCTCAAGGTGGAATAGTAGGTATTAAAGATAATGTTGTAAATGATCTTCTTGGCGAAGACTTGTCTGCTTTTGGTGATGAAGGTAGATCAGAAGGTAGAATAGAAAGAGGTCTATCTACTTTAGAAGAAAATAAGTATTTAATTGGAGGTGGCTTGCTTGCTGCTGGTTTTGCTTATAAGTTTCCAGAAGTAGCTTCTAACTTATTGCAAGGTAGCTTCTTTGTTCTTGGTGCTGCTGCTGCAGGTGCTTTTATACAGCTTGTAAAAAACCCTATAGTTATTGCTTTAGGCGCAATTACCTTTGGACCACAAGTTCTTACTGCTGCGGCTGAAAGTGGCGCTGCCAGAAAACTAGGTGAGGCAATCGGTACAGGTATTGTTGCTTTCTTTGAAACTGATGCAGAAGGTCAGGGTGTTTTAAAAAGAGTCGTTGATGCTATTTTACTAGCCTCTGGAGAATTTGGAGCGGGTCTAATAGATGGTCTTAATTTGGCTTTTACAGACGCTGTTCAAGCAATAACATGGGCAGATGAACTAGCAGGTGTGTTTGCATTATCTCTAGTAGGCATAACAAGTGTAGGTGTTTTAAGAAATGGAATGACTAACACTGCTAAGTCAATTGCAGGTGGCATTTTTGGTTCTGCCTTTGGAACTGCAGGAAAGGCTTCTTTAGGCGTTCAAATAGCAAATATCTTTGGACTTGTTGAAGATGAGACTGTAAAAAATAGTGCTAAGAAAAAGGGAAATAAACTTGGTAAGCTCTTTGGAGCTGCATTAGCAGGAAGTATTGCACAAGTAACAGCTGATCAGCTTGTTCCAGATGATGCCCTTGGCGGTCTCGGAGAAGCCTTAGACGGTGCTATTGGTGGTGCTGTGGCAGGTGCTCAACTAGGCGCTGTAGGTGGTCCTTTAGGAATGGCTATTGGTGCTGCAGTAGGTGGTGCTGTAGGGCTTGCTTTTGATGTATTTAATAATGAACAACTTATGAGTAGCATAAAAAATATTGGTACTAAACTTTATGATATTGTTGTTGTTGATTTACCAAAAGCTATTGAAGAAGGGTTTAACAAAGCTACTAATGCAGTTAAATCTTGGTTTAGTAGTTTTGAATTTACAAACCCTTTTAGCGGAACAAGAGAAATTGTTCCTGAGAGTGAAAGAGCAGGTATCCCTATACTAAGGGCATCTGGCGGCTACATTTCAGGTCCAGGAGGTCCACGAGATGATAAAATCCCTGCAATGCTATCAAACGGAGAGTTTGTAATACAAGCATCCGCTGTTAAAAAGTTTGGTGCTGGTTTCCTATCTATGCTGAATCAAGGCATAATGCCTAGAGGATTTATGGACGGTGGATTTGTTACTCTTACTAATGACAAGAGAACTTTTGAAGCTGAAATAAAGAAACAAAAACAAATTTTAGGTGCAGCTGAAAAGAGTGGGGATGATAGTAAGGTAAAACTTGCCGTTAAGGCAATTGAGCTAGCTGAAAAAGGTCTAGCCCTAGTTGAAGCACAGCTAGCTAAATATGACGAAAATGGAAACTTAGTTGTACCTACAGGATCTATTGGTGGTGCTGGCACTCCAGGAGGTGCTGGCGGTGGCGAAGATGGTGACAAAACACAAGGTGAAACTCTTGCTGAAGGTTTCCAAGAAGACTTTAGAAGAGGCTTTTATGAAGCTTTAAGAAGCGGAGACTTTTCAGAATTTGCTAAACAACTTGGCGATAGCTTTACTAATCGTGTTATTGAATCTTTCTCTACAGGCTTTACCGATTCTTTATTCAAAGGTTTAAAGCTAGATGAAAATTTACAAAAACTATTTGATGGTGTTGAAGATTTTGCAGGTGATATTGGTACAAAGATTTCTGAAACAATCTTAGGATCCTTTAGCAAGTCAGAAGCAGGTGATGGAAGCTTGCTTAAATCTTTAGGAGATATGATAAAGAGTCTTTTTGATTCTATAGGTGGTCTTCTTAAGGGTGCATTTAACAGTCTGAAAGGAATGTTTAGCGGCTTTGGCGGCGGCGGTGGAGGATTTAGTCTTGGCGGCATGTTTAGTGGTATTGGTAACATTTTTAGCGGCTTTGGTGAATTACCTATTTTCGATGGTCTTTTTGGCGGTCCAGGATTAGGTCTATCATTTAGCAAAGGCGGTATTGTTCCAAATACACCATACTCAACTGCAGGGGTAGACAGTGTTCCTGCTATGCTAACTCCAGGAGAGTTAGTTATTCCAGCAGATAAGGTTGATAGCTTTAACAAGCCTACTTCTAAAACTGAACAAGTATTTAACATTAATGTTTCTGGTGATGTTTCACGGCAGACTAGAAAAGAAATTGTTAAAATGCTACCTGAAATTACTTCAGGTGTTAACATGGTTAACAAAGAAAACAACTTTAAACGCTAAGCCCGCATAATAAAAACTGAGAAAATTGGAGCATCTATAATGAAGAAATGGAATAAACTCTTCAAGCTCAAAGATGGTCAGTTGTACTGGAAAGAATCTCGTGGACGTCAGTCTGCGGGATCTGTTGCAGGGACTAATCATGGCGATGGTTATAGAACAGTTCGTATCGATGGCAAGGCAGTGTATGTACACCGTATTGTCAAAGAAATGAGTACTGGCAAAAAAGCCAATGGATTTGTTGATCACAAAGATCGTAATAGATCCAACAATAAACCAAAAAATTTACGTACTACGACACGATCACAAAATAATAAAAATCGTAAATCGTGGACTCGTAAAAAATAACTACAGGGAATCCCTTCGGGGGTTCCCAATTTTATCAAAATCGTCAATAAAAAAGTGAGAAAATTAAGGCATCTATAATGATACATAGTATCACTGTCACTGAAGCAACCAGAAGGAGGTGCAAATGGCCATTGTGTCATGCTTCGTGTTCCATTGGACAGATGGGACAATTACCACTCATGAATGGGTGGGGCTTGCAGACCCAGACGACACTGAAGAGTGTCCCTGGGAACCACCGCTCCCTGACAAGGAGCTGGTTAAGTCCTACAATGAGTGGGACAATGATGTAGCAGAAAATGCTGCAGCAGAGGGGTGAAAACCCCCTCACAAAAAACTGAGAAAACCAATGCATCTATAATGATACAATAGTATCACCAAGTGGAATCCAGAGAGGAAAATAAAATGATAGAATATGCAGGATATGCATTATTAAT